CTGAACCACGATTAGCCGTGGCATTGCCACCTGTTGCAGACGTCGAATTGCCGCCGTTGCCGCCGACGGAAAATCCTCCGGTGCCTCCGCTGGCAGTTGTTCCGCACCCGCCGCCGCCGCCGCCCGCGTAGCCGACGCCGAGATAGGCGGTGCCGTCGCCGCCATTGGCGGTTCCGGATCCACCGTTGACGCCGACGCTGCCACTACCACCGCCGCCGCCGCCACGGAAGGGAACGCCCTGGGTGCCGTTTGTGCCGCCGTCTGTACCCTGTCCAGCGGTACCTGTGCCTCGGGTGTTGCCAGGGAAACCACCAGCGCCGCCGCCGCTTCCGCCGCTGTTTCCGGTGACGGTAGATCCGTTTCCGCGCCCGCCACGCCCACCGCCGGTCGCGGACATGGACAACGACGTGATGGTGCTATTGCTTCCATTGTTGGCGCCGGTTGAACCGACACCGCCGCCGCCACCTGCGCCGATAGCGATGGCGATGCTGGCCCCAGTTGCCGTAATGGTCTTCGATGCGGAGTACACGTAGCCACCAGCGCCGCCACCGCCGCCGCCGTATTGACCCGAGGTAGTTCCGCCACCGCCACCGCCACCGGCTACCAGTAGCACTTCGACGGTGTATTCGGAAATTTCCGCGGACCCGGGCCACACGGAATGGATATAGCGGTACTGGCTCACGATGCGCACCTCACGGGATTCGGTTCGGAGAACCAGAAGAGGACGTCTCCGCTGGTGTTGTAATCAAGGTGGATCTCGACGTAACCGGCAAGCGAGGACGTCGTCCAGGCGCCGGAGGCGTAAACGCTGCCCACGGGGCCGATGCTCGAGCCGTCCGGCTTCGGACTACCGTCAATCTGGGTACCGTCGTTCCGAAGCTCGCGGAGGTTGATGGCTCCCGTCCCCTTGCCCCACGTGCTGGCCTCGTTAAGGATGATGGGCTGGTTGTTTGAGTTAATCGCAAACGGTTCAAACGCGTAGACCCATCGGTCGACGCTAATCAAAGTCGCCGCGGTCAGCTTTGCGAGCCATCGCTCCGGGACGCTGCCCTGGACGACCTGCTGCTGCGCCCACTCGAGGCCCTGGGCATTGGCCGCAACCGCTTGGGCGGACTGCGTCCACCCGTTGCAGACAAACCGATTCGCCTTGCCAAAGAGGCCGGACTCAAAGATGGGAGTCTGGTAGCTCATGCGATGTAGGCAGGGAGCGGGGTCTTGATGGCGTTGAGAAGGTTCGGGCGCCACGAGAACAGATTGTCAAAATCCTCAAGCGCGACGAACGGCTGGTACCAATAGACCTTGGCGGCGGACTGCGTCGGTATGTTCACAAGCGTCGGCCCTGCCGTGAGAAACGGCTTTCCTCCGACGTTCGGCGCGACGCGCTGCTCGAGGTGCTGCCAATCGTCCGCAAGGAACCGATGGGAAATGACCAGCGTTTCGTCTGGGCTTTCGTTCGCAGTCCACCCGAGGTAGGTCACGTAGCCGGTTGGCCAGCCAAGGAATGTCGCGTTGTTACGCGTGTTGACGTACACGGAGGACCATTCGGACGGCGGGTCCGGGCTACTTGCTGCGCCACTCATGGCGTCGGAAGCACGGTCGCGCGTCCGGTCCCAAAGGAAATCGACTTGGATCGACTGCTGCGAGACCTTGACGGCGAGCGGCTGGCCGTTCATATCGACCGACGTGCCGCCGATGAACGCGGTCGGCGGGAACGGCATGGTTCCATTATCTGGCACGCCCGTGAAGATCGCGTCCGAGGAGCGGTACATGGGGACCGTGCGCTGCGACGTGGACCGCGTGAGGTTGAAGTACGGCCGTATCTCGTTCATCGGGTAGCGGCTCGACCACTTAACTCGCAGCTGCCAGGCGCGCGGCGACTGCGGGACCGGGCTTGCGTCGATGGACCGGCATATGAACGTCTTTGTCAATGCGACTAACGGGCCGGTAGCGCCTGCAGCTGGGACGTATCGCTGCCCCTGCTGCGGGACAAGTGGATCCGCCAGGACTTGCCATACGGTCTTGATGGTCTCCTCGGTGTAGGTGTAGAGGAGCGACTCCGTCCAGTTCGATTCTTCGCCAGGCGCGGCGAGCTGGATTGAGTCGGTATCTGGGAGACGCCGGATCTGGCTAGGCATTTCAGTCGCCTCCGAGCTTGGACTTGATCACGTCGTAGATCAAACCTATGGCGGTGATGTTTGCCGACCCGAGGGCCATGTTTCCACCGCCGAGGAACGACTCTCCCGCGGCCGTACCAACGTCCGCAGCAATCTCGCCCGGCGTGGAATTGGAAACCCAGTCGACAAGCTTTCCGAGCGCGACAAGGAATTCCGCCGTGGTCTCGGCGAGGCCGACGGTGAAGCCGGCGAGCGCGGCCATCGCTTGCCCGATCGGCTCCTTGTTGGCGACGAGGTAGTCGGTGAGGTCTTTGATGGCTTGGACCTTCATCTGGTCGATGGCCGCGGTGATCGGCCCGAACGCCTCGCCAAGCGTCTGGTCGCTCTGCTGCTGAGCGATCGCGAGCTGGTTTGCGGCGCCCATGCCCTCGGCGCTGTAGGTGCGGCCGAGGTCCTCGAGGCGCTTCAATTCGGACATGGCTCCGTCGGCGAGGCCGCGGAACACGTTCGCAAGGATGCCGGCGACCGCAAGGGAACGCAGCTGCGAGACGCCCGCCTGGAGGTTCTCGAGGCTCTTCATCGCCTTCGAGACGCCCACCGAGACGCCCGAGGCGTCGGCGGTGAGCGTGATCACGGCCTTCATGTCCGCACTAGCCACGGTTCACCGCCTGGAGGAACCCCTCCACGCCGCGACGGCGCCACGGGCAAAGGACGTGCGCCGGCTGGCCCGTGAGGGAACACGCCACCACGGTGAGCAGGTACTCGACCCGCTCCATGGTCGTCTCCTCCTGGGCTAGATGCAGATCGGCGTCCATGGTCGGGTTCAGTCTCCAGAGGCGCCGCTCGGCGCCGAGGTAGGGCGGGCCTTCATTACCTCGCCGGCGAGCGCGTTGGCCGCGGCAACCGGGAGATCGAGGATCTCGTCCTGCGTGTAAACCTCGCCGCCAACGTGCCGGACGCACTTGTGGATAAACGAGGGGTCCGTGACGTCCGCGCCGACCGTGTCGCGCAAAGTCACCGGGCGGACCTCGACGGCTCCGACCCCGTCGAGATCCACCTGGCGCCAGGATGGGGAGGATGTCGTCATGCGAGGGCCAGCGTCTCGGTAAAGGTGATCGAGTAGATGGCGGCGTCCTCGGAGGAATGCGTGTGATCAGCGCCGGTGATGATGACCGACATGGTGATGCTCCCGGCGCCCGCGCCCGTAAATACGAGGCTTGCCGGGGTTGCGAGGTTCGGCGATTCCGTGATGCCAGACACGGCACTTTCGACCGAGGAATTTACGTATGCCTCGCAGCTACCGCCGCGCTTAACGCGGCCCGGACCGGAGTACATCTTGGTATCGCCATGCGCCGTGAGATTGAACTCGGACGCCTGGCGGGTGATGGTGACGTTGCGGACCGGGATCGAAGTCCCGCCGATGGTGAGGCTTCCGCCCCATCCGACGATTGCTCTTGCTGGCATTTAGCTGTTCTCCTTGAATTGAAATTCCGCGGAAAGGGTCGCGACGCGCTCCGCGTCAGGTTGCCCGTCGTCTGGTGCCGCCCTGCTCTGCGCGACCTCGAGGGAGGTAGCGACGAGCGTGTAGTCCCCCTGCGTCCATACGCCGTCGAGAGCGTTCCGGCAGACGATCGCGAGCGCCCACGCGGCGAGCGCCCGGTCTGCCACGCAGTCGACGCGGACGGTCGCCGTGCCGGTCCCGGTCGGGGTGCCGGAGATATCCAAGTCCCACCTACAGGAGCTGATCTCGTAGATCACGGCCGGCGTCGGGTCGCCCTGGCGGCGAAGCTCGCATGAGACCGGGTTAGTCGTCGCCGCGTCGAGCTGGTCGAAGATGGCTTCCGGGAGGCTGGACGCGCTCACTTCTTGCCCCCCTTCTTCTTGGCCGGCTTCATAATCTCGGCGACGAGGAGGTCCTTGGCGGTCTGCGCGAGCTTCGGCGCCCACTTGGCCGCGATCGGTCGCGAGATCTTGCGGCCGAGGATTGTGCGGTTAGCGCCCTTGGCGCGGGCGGCGTCACGCCGGGCGCTCTTGGCGCTCTTGGCGCGGCCGATGGCCGAGTCGGCGCCGGGCATCTTGGCTTGCCATGCGGCGGTCGACGCCTTCGCGAGCGCGATGCGCTCGTCCTTGCTCTTGCCCTTGTAGCCGCCAAGGCCCTTGGCGACCTCCTCGCGGAACACTTCCCGCCGGCGCTTCAGGCTGTTCGCCTCGTCGCCCATGGTCGTGTACGTCGAGCTGTTCCCGTAGTGCTTGAAGCCGTTCTCGAGGATGTGCCAGATCTTCGCGTAGCCGCCGCGCTTGTAGTTGGTGCCGATCTCGAGCGTGGCTTGGCCGGTGCGCTTGCGGAACTTGATGCGGGACTCCTGGGCGTCGGCGATCTCGCCGGTGACAAGTCCGCCGCGGCGCTTGGCCCTCGCCCAGCTGCGCTGCAGCTCGGTAGCGACCGGCCGCGCCGCCTGGCGGAGAACCTTGCGGAACGCCTTATTCCGGGCTTGCTCGCTCATGGCGAGGAGCTTGGCCTTGACCTCGAGGGCGTGGAGGGAAGCCTTGATCATGCCGGCTCCGGGTCGATGATCTGGCCGTCGATGTTGGTCGCGGTGATGCGAAGCCGGCGACGCTTGCCGCCGTCCGGGTCGATGACGCCGATGATGTTGTAGACCGTGGACGTCGAGGCGTCGACCAGGCGTCCGGCGGCGGTGATCGACGGATGGAACGCGGTCTCGATGACGACGTCGGTACGGACGGCGACGCCCATGTCGTCCATGACCTCGCGCTGGTTCGGCGTCACCACGCCGGCGAGGCCGACGACGGAGTCGGCGTAGACGGTCGTACCCTGCCCTGCACCGTCGACCGTAGTCGTCGGCACCTGGTAGGTGTATCGCTCGCGCCAGTAGCCGCATCCTGCCATCGTTAGCCCACGCTGTTGGGGTTGTTCATGCGGCGGATCGTGTCGACGTACCAAGTCGACGGACCGACCGAGTCGTCACCACGGAAGCCGTAGAGGTTCGCCACGCGCTCGAGGAGCGCGACCTTCTCCGCATCGGTGAGGTCGGCCTCGAGCCGGCCGGTCGCGGCCCGGTACTCGTTCCACGCGGCGGCGATCGCGAGCGTTAGCTGCGCGTCGTCCTGCGTGTGGGTGAGCTTGAGCCACCCTCGAGCCTCGGCTACGGTCGGAATCGTTGCCATTGGTCCTCACAGTCCGGGGTAGGCGCCCCCGAAGGGGCGCCCACCCGGCTGGCGATGGGGCGTGATTAGGCCGAGATCAGGACCTTGATGGCGGACGTGTCCACCGGCTTCGCGTCGCACCGCATCCGGCTCGAGTACCGGATGAGGCCGCTGGTGCGCTGGCTCATGTCGTCGACCGTGAAGCTCACGGTCGCACGGTCGATGACCTTGTAGCCGCGCTGGAAGTCGCCGAACGCGACCGAGCGGGTGCCGGCGGTGTACGCGGTCGGAGCGTATTCCGACAGGTAGACCGGCTTGCCCATGAAGAGCGCCACGGCGCCGTCGCGGAGGATGTTGCCGTTCTCGCCGTTCAGCACGTACTTGGCGTTGGTGCTGGACTTGACGATCGCTCCCCAGACTGCCTGGTTCATCAACCATGCGGCGTTCGGGAGGTAGGCCGGGTTCAGCGCGTAGTACAGGTCGATGACCTTGTCGACGGTCGGGGCCGCGGCGGCGGTGTAGTTGACGCCCGTGTAGCCGGCGCCCGAGTGGAAGATGCCGCGGGGCTGGCTGGAACCGGTTCCGGTGTGGAAGAAACCTTCCCACAGGCGGCTGTGCGCGCGAGCGTGTTCGCTCACGACGTTCGAGGCGAGGTCCCAGACGGTGTCCTGGAGGGCCTCCTCGGTGACGTCGGTGTAGATGGCCGACTTGTACGCCGTGAACTGCACACGGGTCGCTGTGAAGTCCTGCGAGCCGTAGGAGGCGCCTTCGGCCACGAGGGCCGCGGTGAGGCGCTGGCTGATGACCGGGATGTCGTAATCGACGCCGCGCGTCTCGACGGACGCGAGCGAACGCATCACGCTCTCCTGGTCGAGCGCCTTGATGAAGGTCGACGAGAGGACCGGCTCCGTTCCTGCGGTCGAGAGGTTCGCCGAGCCGCCGGAGATGTTGATGCCCATCGCGCGGTTGCTGCGGAAGCCGCCGCGGAACCACTCGCGGGTCTCGTCCTTCGCCGGGGAGGCGACGCGGTTCGAGCTGGTGATAATGGCCGGGGCCTTGATGCGGGCCTCGAGGACGGACTTCTCGGAGGCGATGCGCTCCTCGGCTTCGCCGATCTCCTCGAGGATGGCGAGCTGGCGCTCGTCGGTGGCGGACGGATACTCGTTCTTCAGCTCGGCAACGCGAGCGCGATCTTCCTTCAGGGGCATGGTCGAATCCTTTCGGACGGCGGCGAGCGTCCCGTTGTAAGCCGCGTTCTCAACAAGGGAAACCTCGTGCAGACGTGCAGAGGTGATGGTGCGGGAGGTCGTCCCGTCCCAGGTGTCTTGGTTCACGACGAAACCGATGGACATCTCGGAGACCACGCCGCGCTTGACGAGATCGCGGATCTCGTTGGCGCGCTGGGTGTTCCCGATGTCGGCGACAAACGCGAGACCGCGCTCGTCCTCGGTAACGGTCAAGGTGCCGCTCTTGGTGTTCGCGAGCGGGTCGGTCTGATCGTGCATCCACCAGAGGGACACGTTCCCCTCGGGCTTGAGGGCGCCGGGCTTGATCTGCTCGCGGAACACGCGGCCGCGCTCGGAAATTGGCTTGCTCCAGCTGTTAAACACGGCCGCATAGCCGCGGATCATGCCGTCGCCGTTCTCGGTGATCTGCGCTCGGATCTCACGCATTTGGGTCCACCTCCTGCCCCGCGGCGTCCGCGGCGGCGTTGGGGTCGGTCACGCCCGAGATCACGGGCTTCGGCTCGTCAAGGCCAGGCCACGGCGCGAAGCCGAGCCGGGCGCGGACGTCGTTTGGTGCGAGGGCGCCCACCTGGAGGAGCTGCGCGTAGGCGCGGCCGGCGGTGCGGAAATCGCCCTGGGTGATCGGGGAGAAGTCGAGCGCGACCTTGGTGCCAGGCGCGGCGAGCTTCGAGGTGATCTCGGCCATCCAGCTCGCGCTCCACCCGAGGAGCGCGTTGCAGTACATCTGCGCGATCTCCGGCTGGGTGCGAGCGTCGCTCGCGTCAAGCATGGCGGACGGGATGCCGAAGATCGACGCGACTTCCTTCGCGCCGGCGGCGCGGGCGGCGGCGAGGTCGGAGACCATCGTCTGCGCCAGCTGCTCGACCTTCATGCCCTCGCCGACGAAGATCGGCGTACCGACCGTAGCGGCGGACCCGTGCTGCGCCATGAACGCGGTACGCATGGCGTCGCGGACGGCCGGCTGGAGGGCGCCGGGATGGCTGAACGCGAGCTTCCCCAGACCGCCACCCTGCGAAATCACCTTGAACGCTGCCTCGAGGGCGGCGAGGCCCTCGAGCGTGGTCGAGGCGGCGGCGAGCGGAGAGGTCCCCCAGTAGGGATTGCCAGGCGTCGGGAGCGCCTTGAAATGCAGGACGAACCCGTAATCGAAGGGCTGGTCCTGGTAGCTCCATTGGATCGTCCCGTCGGTCTGCTGCTGCATCGAGACGTCGGCGGTCGCGATCGGGCGGAGCGCGATCGGGGCGCCGGACGTGTCGACGACCACCACGGCGAACGCATTGCCCGTCGTGAGGGTCTCGGCGACCATCCATCGGCGGAGGTCCGTGCCGGTGAGGACGTCGCCCCACGCCTGGCCGGACAGGAGGTCCACCGCCGAAGCGCCCTCGACGTGGTTCCCGTCGCCGTCGGTGACCGTGACCGGGCATCGCGCAATGTCGGACGCGATCGTGTGGATGCACCGCTGGACGGCGGGGATCGAGTCGATCGAGCCGGCGTACCAATTCACAGGCGATTCCCACGAAATCGCGGGCATTGATCGCTTGAAGAGGCGGGACCAAATCGACATGGCCCGCATTTGCGAGTATTGCGGCAGCGTTGTCTAGTCCCTTCCGCGGGAGTCCCGCGGAGATTGCTAGAACGCGATGCGGCTAGCGTCCGCGCCGTACATGGATTGCGAGAGCATCTCGCGGTCGTTCATCGCCTTGATGGCGACGATGCACGCGATGAGCGGATCGTTGTTCGAGCGTTCCGTACTCTTGCGAACGGTGACAAGTCCGGTCGGCCCGGTCTCGGTCTTGCTCGATTCAATCGCTCCACGCAGGACCGGGTCCGTGTGGAATGCGATGCGCCGGCCGCGGACGAACTCCTGCCAGATGGCCCACGCGGACCCCATGTAGACCGCGCTCCGGGGCGCCCTGGACACGGGCCACCCGTACTCCGACTCCCACCGCTGGACCCGTCCCGCCTGGCCGGCGGCGGGGTCGCAGACGATGAATTTCAGGTCGACGGTCCGGGCAACCATGGCGATCACGTCGCGCACGTCGTCGAGGTTGATGACCTCGCCGGACTTGCGGACGAACCCCTCCGCCTCCCACTTGCGGAGCGGCATCCGGGTCCGCGTCTCGTCGTCGGCCATGCTCCTCCCGGCCCACCAATGCCAATTTCTCGACCGCAATTTCACGCCGTCCCACACGGCGAGATTGAGGCTCGTAAGGTCGCATTGGGCGCCGCTGTAGCCGCCGATCGAGAAGTCAATGCCGATCATTGCCGGCAAGCCGCGCACCGATTCGAGGTCCCAGTCGTCGACGCACTCGTCGAAATACTGGATCGGAATGGCGGCGGACAGGTCGTTGGTAAAGGTCGACAGGCATTGCGTATAGAACTCCTCGCGCTGCTTCGGGTCGTTCAGCTCGCAGAGGCGCCGCTCGTACTCGGCCGGCTGGATTCGGATGCCGAGCGCCGGGTTCGCCTTCGCCCAGGTGAGCGGGTTCGACGGGTCGTCCTCGGCGTCCGCCTGGTGCATGACCGCGAGCGTCCCGAGCGGGAGCGGCTTGCCGTTGTCGAGCGCCTCCTCGATCGTGCGGAGCATGGCCCCGTATGGCGTGTGGTACTGGTCGACGTCCGGCGTCGTGATGACAAGCGTCTGGCTCCAAGGGACCTTCATGGTGCTGGAGCGGGCGCGGTTGAACGTCTCGTCCATGCGGCTCGCTTCGTCCAGGATGACGAGCGACGGGCTAATCCCGTCCGCATTCTGCGGCGTGGACGAGGCCGCTTTGATCGCGCCGGCCGACGCCTCGAGGGTTGCGGGCCGAGCGCCGTTGATGCCCATGACCTTCCACGCTTTGGACTTGCAATTCGGGATCCCCTCGAGGCGGCGGATGACGTCGACGGCTTTGTCGCGGAGGGTTGCGAGGATGACGATCTCGACGCCCTTCTTGTCCTCGAGACACGCCCGCTCGAGGCTCCAGCCGGCGAGCGCGGCGGCGATCTGCGTCTTGCCGCACCCTCGCGGAACTTGCAGAACGAGGTCGCGAGTGAGCGGGAGGCCGTCCTCCCCACGCCGGGCGACGAACATAGCCATGGCCCACACGGCCCACGGGTCCCATTCCATGGGGCCGAAGATCCCGGAGAGGTTCGCCCGACCCCACTCCACCAGCTCGTCCAGGCGCTCGCCGTCCCAGACCACGCCCGACCCGTGCCGGCGCTCGTCGAGGTAGCGCGACGCCATGGCCTTGACGCGCTGCGACACGTTGCCGGCCACCGCCTCGGCCGCGTAGCTGTCGGCCACGGCCAGCGCCGAGGACTTGGCGCGCGACTTTCGCCGCTTCTGGGCCTGTCCACGCGACGGTTTAGAGCGGCGGTACTCCGCCTCTGGCGGAGGGGGGGGGCCAATGCCGGGGGGTGCGCCCTTGCGACCACCAGAGCGTCCGCCTGGCTTACCCGCCATGCGAGCCTCGTTCCAAAATCTCATGGCATGAACGACAACAGGCAACGAGGTTGCGAGGGTCGAGCCTACCCTCGACGCTGTCGTTCCATTTGATCTTGTGATGGACCTCGGTGGACGGCTTCACCATGCAGACCTCGCAGAGCGGTCTATTCGCCCGCATGGCGCGAGACACGCGCTGCCATGGCCTACCAGACCCTCTGCCCGTGTGACCGCTCCTAGAGCGTTCTGGTGGCTTCTGCGCCCACTTGTTGGTCGGCTCACTCCGCATCGATGACCTTGAGGTATGGCTCGAGGCGGTTACGCATGAGGTCGTCGTCGTGGTACCTCCACATGGCCAGCCACTCGGCGCGGTCCTGGCGCATGAGGACGAGCGGGATGTTCGTCCCCATCGTGTCCCGCTCCGCCTGGCGCATGAACCCCGAGACCAGGTTGTGGACCGTTGCGTGGAAGTGCGGCGGATGCCCGCCGATCAGGACGCGGCGGAGGTTGTGGAGCCGGCAGTAGAACAGGTCGTCGCTCGTCTGGACGAGGTCATGCTCGGCCGCGAGGCGGGTCGGGGTCGCGAGGTACTCCTTGTACCGCTTGACCTCAACATGGACGCCGAGGGTCGGCTTCAAGGGCGCCCAGATATCCGGCGTCGCGTTGCCCCACCGCTGGGCCGTGCGTTCCCATTGGAGGGTCGTGTACCCCTCCATGGCCCGACACGCCTCCAGCTCGCCCGCCTTGCCCTTGGCTCGGCTGTTGACAGGCCGAGGCCCGGAGGAACGCCCCCCAGGCCCCGGATCGCTAAAACAAGTGTTCATGGTGCGTCCTCAATCACTTCGTGGATGCCGTGCTTGACAATGAATCCGGCGCGTTCGCCCTCGAGGCCCCGCTTGTCAAAGCCGCCGCCAAGCATGACGATGTGCCGCTCGAGGAACCGCTCGCGCTCGCGCCATTTGCGGTCCTGCTCCCGTGCCTCTTCGTGCTGGGTGACGACCATGGTGATCAGCTCGTCGACGACGTCGACGGGGATCGAGCCGATCGAGATCGACCGTTGGGCGCGCTTGATGGCCCGCTCCCAGGCGGGCCGAATCGTGGGAGGTATCTCGGTCATCGCTTTCCCATCCTTGCCGAGATAGCCTCGGCTTGTAGTTGGTCAATGCAGTCCATAACGTCCCGGTAGAACTCGGCTTCCACCCTGCACCGCTCCGCGTATTCACCGTAACGCGGTGATTGGCGGTCGGCCGCGGCCTCCTGGTGCATGGCTCGCTTGTCCAGCCGGTTGAGGATTCGCTCGACGCTGATCATGCGGCGACCCTCCCGAGTCCGAGGCGAAACGCGAGGACGGACACGCGGTCGCGGACGTCCGTGCCGATGGATTGCAGCTCGAGCGCGAGCTGGTCGTAGGGCGGGACGCCGATCTGCCCCCACCGCTCGCCCAGGCGACGCCACCACCTCGCGTGGTCGGTGACTCGGATGCCGAGGTCGGCGAGCTTGCGGAGCGTGACGCGCCGCTGGGCCTCGCACAGCGTGTCGGTATCACGCGGGCACCAGCGCCTGATCTTGCGCTGGTCCTCCTGGTCGATTCCATCCCATGGCGAAGCCTCCCCCCCCTTGCCGGCGGTAGCCGGCGCTTGGTTAGGTTGGCTAGTTCCTTGGCTAGTTAGAATCCCGCTGCATCTCTTGCCGCATACCGCTGCATCCCTTGCCGCATTGATAGGCACGCCATGCCTACCTACCGCTGCATCCCTTGCCGCATGGACGGGGTCCAGGACGACGCTGTAGGTGAGGGCTTTGGCCCCCCGTTGGGAGGTCTGGATGACGCCCTTCTCGCGGAGCGCCTTGACGACGGTACGGATGGTGCGGACGCAATAGCCGGTCTTGAGGGCGAGCGTCCCCTGGCTCGGGTAGATCCGGGCGCCGTAGTCGATGAGGGCGAGGAGGACGAGCTTCTCCTCGGGCGTGAGGGCTTCGCCCAGGCGGAACACGTCACTCGGGAGCGGCTTGGCCATCCTTGGCCTCCTTTCCCTGCAAGATGAATGCGGCATCGCGGGCGTACTGCGCGGCGGTTGAGAGGTTCGGCTCACGGACGCCGCCCTTGCTCTGGTACCACGCATGAAGCTCGAGGATGGACGACGTCCAGACGAGCTTGCCAGAGAGCGAATCAAGTCGCGCCTCCCGCTCGAGGTGGGATTGGAAGAGGCTCAAAACGGAATCTCCTCTCCACCCTGGAGGCCCGCCTCGCCGAAGTCGGTGATCGACGGCGCCGGATACTTGGGGTTCTTCGAGGGCTTGCAGGAGAACCAGTACCGCCCGCCGACTTGCATCGTGTCGAGGCCGGCAAGGTCGTTCCAGGCCACCAGCTGCTCGCCGCTCTCGAGGACGATCTTCGAGGACTTCTCGTTCTCGTAGATCCGCTCAACGACGCCCTCGAACCGGAGGACGCCCGCCGGCGCCGCCGTGCCGGCCATAGCGGCCTCGGTGCGGGTCGGTGGCACCGTGACGAGCTTCTTGGGCTTGGGCGCCTCTTGGGCGATCGTCGGGGCGCTGGCGACGTTTCCGTCGTCGTCTTCGTCCCCGCATACCCCGACGATCGCTGCCAGCGCGTACCGGCGGAGGTAGGTCAGCGCGGACCCCACCTTCTGCTCGGAGGCCGGCATAGGCACGGACACAGAGGACTCCATGAACTGGCCGCTCTCATGCACCAGGCGGGTGAGGAGCGTCAGCGTCTTTTCCGGCCCCGACCCCACCAGCTGCACGACCGCGAGCTTGTGCTTCGCGAGCGCCGGGCGGATCGTGTCGACGTGCGCCGCGAGGCTCGAATAGCCGCGGGGTGCGCCGAATGCCGTGTTTGTCTTGTCGTAGGGCGGATTACGCAGATCCGCTTGGGCCGATATCAATGCCTTTGCAAGTGCCGAGTCGAACGTTTCCATCGCTTGTGCGCCTCATGCGCACCGGAGCGTCCGCCAAATGGGCCATAATTTGCGTGTTATGATAAATAAGGTTACGCGGACCCATGCCATTGGCGAATCTTGCCTCTACTCCGGTACGCCGCGCATCCTATCGACCATTCGGCGGATTGCCATCAATTTTCCCTGATTATCGCTATCTCGCTTTGCGATGGCTATCCGACGTTCTACGTGTTGCTTATTGGCACCGATCTTAACCTTCCAGTCCCAAGGACTTGCGTACGGATCGAGTGTAAACGACCAGACGCCCTTGGGGTCGCCGTCGTTGCGGACCATCCACCACTCCTCACGGGCATTCTCTTTCCGGTTCATGGCTCGGCGCGTCCTTGCGTCGATTTCGCGCAAAAGGACGGGCTTCCCCTGGGACTCGACCCGGTGTTTGGTTGGCCTTTTTGCCATTTCCGCCGACCGTAACAGGTTCCGGCAAAAAGGCATAGAGAAACTTTCCCTTATTGCGGCAGCGGATTCCCTATGTACCCTGCCTCCCGCTTTGGGAGACCTCAATGAAAGATCCGTTCTACGGGGCCGCGTGCTTCGTCGTGCCTTTGATCGTGTTCCTCGTCGTCCTGCTGGTCGTGATGGTTGTCTGGAAACTCACCCGTAGCGCGGTGCGCTCGGGCGTCCAGCAAGCGAACTCCGGGACGCCTCGACCCTTGCCGCCCCAGGCACCGCCGCCCGCGCCGGCCGCGCCGTCCGAGGACTACATCCGCCTCATCGTGCGGGACGAAATCCAGCGCGTACTAGCCGCCCGAGCAGCTGCGAAAGCCAGGCCGGGGTCCAACGGTTGAGCGTCGCCCGCCGACGGGCGCACCCGCACCCCTTGGTCTCCTTGAGGCCCGCCGCTTTCGCCATGGCGGCGACGGCGTCGCCGAGGCCGGGCGCCGGGCGCTCGGCCATCCGTCGCCCCAGGGGCCGCTCGTCGGCGTCGTAGGTGTTCTGGCGGTTCATTAGCGGAGCTTCACTTCAAGCGTTGAAGGCATGAGACCGGGGTAACTGCCTGGCTGGAGGTAGGAGCCGTTCGCGCCGTAGCCGCGCGGGTTTTCAAATCCGTTGACGTAGGTCGCCCAGTAGCCCTCGGCGTCGCCGCAGTAGCGCGGGGAGATATGCCGGAAACTCTTTAGGTAGAGGATCGGAGATATCCCCGCCGCGGCCGTGAATGGGTCGCCCCAATAGGTCGCCTCGTAAACGCACGGTGCTTTGCGCTCTCGGGGCGGTCCACCGCCACTCGCATTACCACACAAACGACGGGTTACCACGTAGTCGTAGTTGAAAGTCACTCGCAACCAGCTGCGATTGATCAGGCTGACGTTTTCGCACCTCTGGAAATCGCACGCGACTAACCAGTTTGTAAAGTCGCCAAAATTCTTTTCGATGTTTGCGTTTCCAAACGGCGGCGCGATGAGGGACGCACCCGTGAAATCCCAATCTGCCGCTGGTGCGAAGAATTCCGATGGCCCGTATGCCTCATAGCAAAACGGCACGTTCAGCTGATTGCAGGCGCTGTATAGAGTGTCGTAGAGGTAGATCTCGTTGTAGTAGTCGCAGACAGGTACCGACCACGCCGGAGAGCTGGACGTGCTCGCGCATCTTCCTTGGTCGTACGTGTCGCCCACGTATGGCGGGTCCTTGCGACCGAGAGAAAGCGGATACATCTTCGGAAAGGAGATGCGATAGTTGCGCGCCGAAAAACCAGTCGGCGGCACCGGGCAACCAGCCTCCGGCGTCGGGTTCCCCGCGCAGCAACACAATCCAATCCTCATTCCCGCGCCTTGCCCTTGCGGCAGTAGATGAAGCCGGCAATTAGCCCGGTCAGCCCGAGGGCAATGGCAAATGAAATTGAGCCGAGGAGACTTTCAACGCTTCCGAGCATGGGGTTTCGCTTTCTGCTTACGTGCGAAGGTGAGACCGATGGAACAACCGGAGGCGAAGGTAATGGCCATCAGGCCCACCAGCCACAACGTGTATTGCCAGGGTGCGAGGTTCATACGATCTTCCAGTTTTTGATTGTGTAGACCAGGGCGAAAGCGCCGAGCACGACTCCGGCGACAGATAGAAATTTCAGCGTGCTGAAAATGCCAGGCTCCTCGTCGCTCACGTAGGCGACGTGTTCCTGCACCGCCTCGATAGACGCCTGGAGGCCGTCCAGCTCCTCGCGGGCCGCGTCCATGTGGACGATCGCGGCGCCCACCGCCTGGCGGGCGTCGATAGCCGAATGCGCGATCGCCGCCGTGTGGTTGGTGCAACCGGCAAGGGACAACGCGAGGATGGCCGCGGCGAGCTTCATGCCGGCTCCGGCTCCTCCGGAGGCGTGACGAACACGTCGGCATCCGCGTCGTAGATATCGCCGGGTCCGGCGAACTTGCCACGCTGGCTACCGTCCTTCCAAGTTTCGAGCCATTCGCCGCCGAGATTCTCGACGCACCAGGTAAGACTTGTGGCGGCAATGACGCGGACGACCACGCTGTTTTCGTCTATTTGTGCTGCGTAGATCATGTGATGAGTGTCCCGCTGGTAGTGATCGTGTGGACGGTGTAACCGCCCGAGGTTTCGGTAGTCATAATTCCGTCCTGGTAGGAAATTGTCGGAATGGGATTGCCCGCGTATCGAATGATCACGACGCCGTCGGAACCGGTTCCGCCGGTTCCGTTGCCACTCGCTGGCGTACCCGCACCGCCACCGCCTGAACCACGATTAGCCGTGGCATTGCCACCTGTTGCAGACGTCGAATTGCCGCCGTTGCCGCCGACGGAAAATCCTCCGGTGCCTCCGCTGGCAGTTGTTCCGCACC